ATCTCGCTCAAACTGATACGTATTTTGCCAGAAGTAGATTTGATTATATTGATACATACATCAAAGAATTTACGGCAGAGAATTTAGAAGATGCTATTGTTCAAGCGATTCAAAGACAAGAAGAGGCTGAAGGCGTTAAAGCAGTTTCTTTTCAAGAACAAAAAACAACTTTTGAATCAGAAGTTCTTGATTATGATCAATTAATGACCAATATCGGTACTATAGGTGAAAAGTTTATCAACTCTGATAATGTGACGCAACTTGTGGAGATAGTAGAAAAATATCTTGGTAAAGGCAAAAAAGTGAGTGAGTGTACTAAATTGCAAGTAGAAGTAATGTCTGTTATTTATGATGATCTAGTAGATAGAGCAAAAGAATTGTCAATATAATATAAGTATTGTGAGTAGGCAGGTGTTAATTTATGCCTGTCTACTTATAATGTATTGGAGTTGATTCAATGGGAAGAGGAAGACCATGCGTATGTCCTTTGTGTAAAACTACGGTTAATAAAGAAGATGCATTTGAATATAAAAAGAAATATTACCATGTTGATTGTTTTAGTAGTATGTCAAGACAAACCACTAAAATAGAAGAGAGTAAACAAAAACAAAAAATTGAAAAAGTGAAAGATAAACTACAAAAAGAAACTTCTATTCAACCTGAAGCAGAAATTTCAGATGAAGAAATATTGGCAAAAGATGTGCTATTTGATTATCTAAAAAAATTACTAAAAATACCAAAACTTAATGTTAAAACATATAAATTACTAAAAGATTATTATATTACTTATAAATTTAGTTACAATGGTATGTTGACTACATTAAAGTATTTTTATGAATTGCAAAATAATCCCATTGTATCGGACTGCGTAGGAATTATACCTTATACATATGCTGAAGCTCAAGAGTACGAACAGAGGAAAAAAGAAATTATTAAACAAGTAAATACATTTGATATGACTGAAGCAGTTACTCCTAAAGTAGTTAAAATAAGGAAACAAAATGAAAACAACATTAAACTAATTAATATTGACGATTTGAGGTGAACACACTGAGTCTATCATGTAAGCGAAGCTACCTTCAAATACTAGGTTGTTTATTACAAAATCCTGAACTATTAAGTGATAGTAGATACACTGTTGATAGAGATGATTTTGAAGAAATATTTCATAAGATGATTTTTGCTTCAATACACAACTTATATTTACAAGGCGTAAAAAGTATTGATTACATAGCAATTGACAATTATTTATCTCCATATGAATTACAGTATAAAATATTTAACGAGAATAATGGAATGGATTATATTATCGAGTGCAAAGACAATAGCAATCTTAATAATTTTGATTATTCTTATGAAAGAATGAAGAAATTCAGTTTGCTAAGAACTTTTATTGAACAAGGAATTGATATTGATGAAATTTACAATGAAGCAATTGTTGAGCCAAGAGAACAAGAAAAAATGCAAGCAAAATTTGACAATTTGTCTGTTCAAGATATTTTTAACATAATTGAAAAAAAAGTTATAGATATTAAAAATAAGCATTTAATGAACATAAGCAATCAAGGTCAAAAAGCAGGAGAAGGGTTATATCAGCTAAAAGAAAAATGCAAAGAAGCACCTGACATGGGTATTCCAATGGCAAGTAATATAATGAATACTATCGCAAGAGGAGCAAGATTAAAAAAGTTTTATCTAAGATCAGCACCAACTGGTTTGGGGAAAAGTCGTTTAGCAGCCGGAGATGCCTGTAGTTATGCTGTACCTTACATATGGGATTTAAAAGAAAAGAAATGGATGTATAGAGGCATATCAGAACCTACTCTATATATTACAACGGAATTAGAAATTGAAGAAGTACAAACAATGCTTGTGGCCTATACTAGTGGAGTTGAAGAGGATAAAATATTAGATGGTAAATATAAAGAAGATGAAGAAGAAAGAGTAAATCAAGCAATAGAATTTATTGAACAATCTCCATTGTGGATTGAATATATGTCTGATTTTAACATTGAAGACATCGAAACAGTTATCAGAAGATATCAAATTGAGAATAAAGTACAATATATATTATTTGACTATCTACATACATCCATGAAACTTATGGCTGAAATTGCTAACATATCTAAAGGTATGAAATTAAGAGAAGATCAAATATTATTAATGTTCTCAGACAGATTAAAAGCAATGTGTAATAAATTTAATGTTCATATTGATAGTTCAACCCAAACAACTGGTGAATACAAGAATGTAAAAGATGCTGACCAAAATGTACTTCGTGGAGCTAAAGCCATCGCCGACAAGATAGATTTAGGAGTCGTAGCATTGGAGCCTACTGCATCAGATTTAGATTCATTAAAACCCATACTATCAAAAGGAATATATCCTGTGCCCAATATGGTTTACCATATTTATAAAGTAAGGCGTGGCAAACTTTCAAGAGTGAAGTTATGGTTGTATGTTAATCTTGGCAATATGCGATTGACGGAATTATTCCTTACAAATAATAAATACGAGGTTATTCCTGTTGAATCTACAAAAATTGAAATGATTGATGCTATACTTGATGAACATTCAGTTGATGAGAAAGAGTTAGTAATAGATAAGGAAGACGAAGAGAATTCAACTAAAGCACTCTTTAGTTTTTAGGGGTGTGAATAAAATGCTTGATAAAGAAAGAATTAAACAAGAATTAGATGAACAAGATATAATAATGCTTCTTAAAGACTTAGGTAGTGAAGATTCACATAGAGACAAAGACAACAATTTATTATTTCAAACTGTTTGTCACAACAGTAGTGGAGGATCATATAAATTACATTATTTTAAAGATAGTAAGACATTTCATTGTTATACCGCATGTAGTGATACTTTTGACGTTTATGAATTAGTAAGACGTTCTAAACTAAACCGAAATATTAAACTTAGTTTTTACGAATGTATCAAATATGTTGCTGCACTTACTAATAAGAATATCCATATGTCTTCAATATTCTCTAAGCTTGATAAGGATTATATTATAGACGATTGGGATTGGATAAAAAAATACAAAAGAGTTTTAAAGCCAATAGTAAGTTTATCTGTGGTAAATGATACTGTACTTGATGTATTTCAAGGAATCTATCATCAAACATGGATCGATGAAGGTATATCAATTAAAACAATGGAAAAGTACGGAATTAAATATTACATTAAAGATGATAAAATTGTGATTCCTCATTATGATATTAATAGCAATTTAGTTGGTATTAGAGGCAGAGCACTAAGAGAAGATGATATATTAGCTAAAAAGAAATATATGCCCCTAATAGTTGAAAAACAACAATATAGTCATCCATTAGCTTTAAATCTATATGGACTAAACCATACTCAAGAAACGATTAAAAAGATTAAAAAGGTAATAATATTTGAAGGAGAAAAAAGTTGCCTTAAATGCGAAGATTTTTATGGTGAAAATAATTTTTCTATTGCTGTATGCGGTATGTCAATCTCTCCACAACAAAGGAGTATGATATTATCTCTTCAACCTAAAGAAATATTTATTGGATTTGATAAGCAATTTAAGGACACTAATAGTAATGAAGCTTATAAATTTGCAGAAAAACTCCTTAAAATAGCAATGCCATTTACACCATATTGTCAAGTATATATATTATGGGATGATGCAAATTTACTTGATCACAAAGATAGTCCATGTGACAAAGGAAAAGAAATTTTAGAGGTTTTAATGAAACATAAATATGAAATAAAAACAAAAAATGGGGAGGAAGTTCAACCATGCAATATTTCGTAAGTGATTCAAAATTTAGTTATAGTAGATTAGATTTATTCGACCAGTGTGCTTACAGATATAAATTAAAATACATTGATGAGCATCATTCTGATAAATCTGCTCTAGCATTAGAACTTGGTACTTTAGGTCATATGGGAAAGGAAAAATGGGGACAATATTTAATTGATGATGAAGAGCCTGACTTTGGATACATTCAACAAATTATTGAAAATGGATTAGAGATACATAAGATAGAAATTCTAAATGGCATAGAGGTAGAAAACGAAATTGAAGATATACTTGGAATTAAAGACATAAAGAAAAAATACTTTGATACTTATTCCGAAATATGCAATAAATCAGGAATGACATATGATGAAAAAATAAACCTATATTTAGATCATTTAAAAACTATACCGTTAGAAAATGGTTGGAGTGTATTAGCAGTAGAGAAAGGATTTAGTTTTACATATAAAAATAAATATACTATTCGCGGATTCATTGATAGGATTGATATTAACGAAAATGGAGATTTAAGAGTAGTTGACTATAAAACATCTAAAGCAATATACCCAGATAATAAAGTAGTAACACCTTTACAAATGTTTATATACGCAATGGCATGTGAAAAATTATATGATAAATTACCAATTGAATTTATTTATGACTTTATCTTCATAGGAGCAAAACAAAAAGCATGTACAAAAGGATATTATAATAGAGGAGTAAAAAAACTAGATAAATTATTCGCTAAACTTGAAGAGTGTCTAGAAAAAAACGAATATATTCCAAAACCAACTCCTTTATGTTATTGGTGTGATTTTTCAAATAATACTCCATTGGCAGATAAAAACCTAAAACATTTATGTCCATATTATTCTTTATGGACACCTAATAATAAAACATTTGATGTAAATAAAAAATATGGTGAAAAGATTGAAATCAATAATGAAAGAG